CCCAAAGGCTGCTAACGCTCTTATCTCCATCGCCGCAGACGGAGACGAAGCCATCCGCAAACTCAACTCCTGCATCGACTCCTACAACCAAGTGAGGATTAAATGAGCTACCTAAGCAAACACTTCACCCTCGACGAGTTAACCGTAACCGACCACAGGGAGTTCGACAACAGCCCGACACAAGTGGAAATTAGCAACCTGCAACGACTGGCGCAACTGCTGGAGCAGGTCAAAGACACACTAGGTGGTAAACCCATCATGGTGAACTCTGCGTTCCGGTGTAAGGCCGTGAATGATGCAGTTGGAAGCAAAGACTCCAGCCAGCACCGTCACGGCTGCGCTGCTGACATCCGAGTTCCCGGCATGATTCCTGACGAGGTAGTCCGTGCGGTAATTGCTGCGGGTTTACCTTACGACCAAATCATCCGTGAGTTTGACCGCTGGACGCACATCAGCATTCCTAACACAGAAGACGCCACGCCCAGAGGCAATGCGCTTATAATTGATAAATCCGGCACACGCCCATTCGCTTAGGGCCCTTAAATGACTACTGCATACGCTCTCACGTACGACGGCCTTACGAACTTAGTGCTCCAGTATCTAGAGCGCAGTGATGCTGCGGTCGTCAATTTCATCCCTACGGCCGTTATGCTGGCAGAATTTGAGATTGCGCAGGACATCAAAACGCTGGGCCAGATGATTGTTGTCGACGGCGCAATGACCGCTGGAAACCCCGTAATTGCAAAACCCGCGCTATGGCGCAAGACGGTGTCGATGACCCTTGTCAATGCCGCCGGTGAAAAGCAGCCAATTTATCTCCGCAAGCTGGAGTACCTTAACAGCTACGCCCAAGACGTAACGGTTACCGGAACGCCTCTGTACTACGCTGATTACAACTACGACAACTGGTTTGTGGCCCCAACACCCAGCACAGGGTTCTCTTTTGAGGCGCTGTGCTACACCCGGTTAACGCCGCTATCGTCTAGCAACCAGACTAACTGGCTAACCCAAAACGCCCCTAACGCCCTAATTTTTGGTACGTTAAAGCAGACAGCGCCATTTCTAAAAGACGACGCACGTCTTGCGGTATGGTCGCAAATGTTTGATACCTCAATGGCAGCCTTGAAGGCTGAAGACCAGCTCCGTATCGGGGACCGTCAGGCAATTGCTCAGGATTCATAAACATGACCACCTACACGAACCCCTTTACCGGCCAAACAGTAAACCCTTCGCAGGTCAGCTACGAGGCGTTAACACTTAGCGCCAATACCCTGCTGGACTGGCCGATCAACGGTACAACCGGCACTCCTACGGCCAACATCATCGACGTCTCCGCGTCTACAACCGGGCTGTACTTGATACTGCCCCCGGCAACGCAGGTATCCACCGGGCAGACCGTGCTTGTGCGCAACACTGGCGCTAACCCGTTTATCGTTACCAGCTACGCGGCCACCGGTGTTGGTGCCACTATTGTTTCGGTGGCCTCCGGGGTGGCGCAGTACATATTCCTGACTAACAACTCCACAACCGCAGGTACTTGGGCCAGCGTAACTTTAGGTGCGGGTACGTCCGCGGCCAATGCTTCCGCGCTTGCGGGGTACGGTTTATTGGCAACCGGAACTACGTTAAATCAAGCGTACTCTGTAGTCCCTTACAGCACAAATCAGACGTTATCGTCAACTCTCCGGGCGTCACTTATTACGTGGGGCGGCGGGGTAGGGGCATTTACTTTGCCATCCGCATCTTCCGTGGGCGCAAACTGGTTTTGCATGATCCGCAACAATGGTTCCGGCGTCTTAACTTTGACGCCTGTGGGATCTGACACCATTGACGGAAACGCAAACCAACAGCTTCAACTTACCGAGTCCTTGGTGCTTGTTTCTAACGGCTCGGGCTGGAATACCTTTGGCTACGGCCGTTCTAACCTGTTTGTTTATACCCAGCTCTCGTTATCGGTTACCGGCGGCACAACAACTCTGACTTCGGCTCAGGCTGCAAACACTATTCAGGTTTACGCTGGTACGCTGGCATCAAACCAAATTATTGTGATTCCGTCTACGGTGCAGCTGTACACGATGACGAACAACACCACGGGGGCGTATTCGCTTACGATTAAAACCGCAGTTGGTGGAGCAGCCACGTTGATCATCCCGCAAGGCACAACCTTAGTGGTGATTTGCGATGGAACCAACGTCTACAACGCAAACTCCGGCGCGGCGTCTACCTTTACCACCATTACGCTTGGCAACGGTTCTTTGTCAACCCCATCGCTTAAATTCTCCGGCGATTTAAATTCCGGTATCTACTTAGTGACAACCAGCCAAGTAGGACTGATAGCCAACAACACCCAAGTGGGGTACTGGAACACCGCTGGCCTCACCATGGCCGGTACGGGCACGTTTATAGGCGGCGTTACAGGCGGGACGTTCTAATGACCAGCAAGGTAGTCTCTATGGAAGTGCCTGCTGGCATCCAGCGGGACGGTACGGTATTTGATTCTCCTTGCTACACCGACGGTACGTGGATCCGCTTTCAACGCGGACGGCCGCGTAAAGTTGGTGGCTACGACGGTATCTTTTTGAACGCCAGTGGAATTTCGCGGGGCATGGCCATGACCGCGGTTAACGGTTTTAATTACGTTGTCTCTGGTTACAACAACGGTTTGCAGCAATGGACCACCACCACCTCGGGCGGCTCAGGTTCCGTTCCGTACAACTACACGCTAAATAACTTTACGGCCAGCAACAACAACCTTTGGCAGTTTGATATTGCGTACGACTCCACCGGAAACAACACCAACAACCTTGTAGCGCACCCGGGGCAGAACCTGACATACATAACCTCTACGGTCAACACGCCGGTGCTGTACGGCACGTTTCCGGGTAGCTTTGGTTTCTTAATAGGCGTAACTATTACCGGAACCGCTGGACAGTTTTCTAGTTCCCTATCCGGCGTTACCTATACCGTTGGCCAACAAGTCACGATTAGCGGGACCTACGGTGGTACAGGTAGCATCAGCGGGTACACGGACCCTACGACATACTTCATCATTGCCACCAACGGGTCTACGACCTTTACCCTGTCCGCAACCTACAACGGGGCGGCCATCACTACGACCGCAGGTACGCCTACCGGATTGACCTACACCGCTGCGCCATCGCTATCTAAAGTTGGGTTGTTTACCGCGTCCGGCACGACAGTAAGTGGGACCACCGCGTTCACGCTTGCGGCTGCCAATGTTCGCGTGGGGGCTGGCCAAAGCGTTACCGGGCCCGGCATACCTGCTAACACTACAGTGGCGTTAGTGAGTGGCACGGCAGTTACCCTATCGCAAGCCGCTACGGCTTCCGCGACTATCACGGCTACCTTTGACAACAACATCGCCGTATCAGGCGGTTGCGTGGTCTTGCACCCATACCTGTTCGTGTACGGTAACAACGGCCTTATCCAGAATTCCAGCGCCGGAGACTTTTCCAACTGGGTGTCCCCGGATGCCAACTCCAATAACGTGGCCACCGGCAAGATTGTCAAGGGGCTACCTATCCGTGGCGGCTCTACGTCGCCTGCTGGCTTGTTTTGGGCCGCTGATGCGCTGATTCGCGTGAGCTTCCAGCCTTCAAGCTCTGGCGGCGTGAATTACTACTGGGGCTACGACTTGGTCAGCAGCCAGACATCGATCATGTCATCAAACAGCGTAATTGAGTACGATGGAATTTTCTACTGGTGTGGCGTAGATCGATTTTTGGCGTACAACGGGACGGTGCAAGAGATCCCAAACAAGTACAACGAAAATTACTTTTTTGACAACGTCAACTTGGCCCAGCGCCAAAAGGTTTGGGCCACCAAGGTCCCACGTTACGGTGAGATCTGGTGGTTCTACCCCAAAGGCGACGCCACAGAGTGTACTGACGCCATCATCTATAACACCCGCGACAAGACTTGGTATGACGCTGGCGAAGCCCTTGGCGCACGTCGATCCGCAGGAGTGTTCTCGGAGGTATTTCCCAAGCCTATTTGGGGCGGTACGGAAGCCGATAGCAACGGCAACTACACGCTGTGGCAGCACGAGACAGGCTACGACGAGATCCGCTTGACCAGCGTAAACGCGATTAAGAGCAATTTTGAGACGTATAGCGTGGGTACCCTTGGCGGCCTCGTTGGGACGCAGCAACAGCCCGGAGATAACCTCTGGACACGCATTGAGCGGATTGAGCCTGACTTCGTGCAGGTAGGGGAAATGACCGTTACCGTGACGGGCCAAGGCTATGCCGACGACGCCATAGTGGACTCAGTTCCGTACCCCTTCTCGCCAAATACGTTGAAGATTGATATGCGCGAACAGCGGCGTGAGATGCGCTTGCGGTTTGAATCCAATACCTACAACGGCACGTTTCAGACCGGCCGGGTGTTGTTGTCATTAACCACGGGCGACGTGCGCAGCACTGGAAACCCATGATAAGCGTCATACAATCAAAACAGGTTTACGATCCACGCGGTATGACGTGGGATTACTGGTGCGCACTCATGTCAGAATTGTTTGCGGCCAACCAGCTCGGCACTGTGCCCGAAGAAAATTGGACCACTTGGGCGGACGCTTTGTCTGGGATTGGTCGGTTTGATGGCGCGCCGGATAGCCGACTTTTTAGTACATGGCAAGATTGGGCATTTGCCTTGAATAACGCATTGAGGAGATAGAGAATGGCTGAGTCAGATTATTACGATACTCCTAAACCTGCTGAAGATCACACCAAACCCGGTTGGTCTTACCAAACCCAAAGCTATGGCCCAAATAGCGATTCAAGTCCCGGTTGGAACTACAGCCCCGCAGTGGCTATGGCTGCACAACAAGCTGCCGATGCTGATTACTTGGCCAAGTATAGAGACACGACCATAACCGCTAAAAATGGTCCGATGGCCGGTCAAGAAATTAGACCTATATTCACCGAAGGCGCTCGTTACGGCGGGAAAGAATCCGGTGATGACAGCTTGGCTGCAAAAAAGATTTCTGGATACGGCTTTATGCCGAATGGTGAGCATAATTATTTTTATGACACAGCGGGCAATTTTCTGTTTGATGATGGCAATACTACGGCCAGATTTAACCGTGGCATGGCTACGGGCTTGGGTCTCTTTCTCGGCGCAGGCGCGTTAAATGCTGGAGGTTTTCTTGGCGGCGCGGCTTCAAGCGGCGCGGCTTTAACCCCCGAGGCTTTAGCCGCATCTAATTTGGCTGTGTATCCAACATCCGGCATTGTTGGAGCAGTACCTGCCACCGCAGCTACGGGCCTTGGTGGTCTAACCGCAGCGGAAATATACGCATTGACCCCCTCGCAACTGGCTGCGTATGCACCTGCAGGTGTCGCAACTGCAGCGTTAACTCCCGCAGAAATATTGGCTTCTGACTTGTCGGTATATCCGACATCTGGGATTGTTGGCTCCGTACCCGCTACCGCAACTACTGGCCTCGGCGGTTTAACTGCGGCAGAAATAAACGCATTGACGCCAGCACAATTGGCGCAGTATGCGCCTGCAGCTGCGGGAACAGCGGCTTCTGGGTTGCCTAGTTTGAGTAGCGCCGCAAGCGCAATAGGCAAAGGGGTATCCGCGCTTAAAGCCCTTGCCGGTTCTGGAGGTGGCGGCGGTGGCGGAGGTACGGGCACAGCTACTGCAGGTGGGGGCTTAGGGTACGCTAGTTTCCCCGGTGTCAGCGGCGCTTTAGCCCTTGGCCAAATGGGCGGTAGCGGCAGGATGGGTTACGACAATAACTTAGACCAATTGGCTTTAGCGCCGGATCCGTATCTCCCTTTTAGCGGTGGTAGCCCTTTATATCCAGTTTCATCACAGCAACCACCGATGTACGCTGCCAGCGGGGGTCATATCCAACATTTTGATGAGGGCGGAACTCCTAAGCCTTCTATCAACGACACCGATATCTTTAAAGCCATAGCCAACCTTCCTACCGGCTTTGAAGGAAAAATGCCTAGTCTTAATCCTGCGCCTTTGCGCATGGGTCAACAAATGGGCGCGTCTACTCCGCCTAAAATTCTGGCCCAATTGGCAAATACGTTAAAAAATCGTGGTTTCACGTTTGCTGATGGCGGCCAGCCGGATGACCATAAGCACCCACATTACGACGGCACGCCGGTGTTCAGGACCGGAGGCCTAGAGGGCCTTGGCGGTAAGTACGTCGAGGGTAAGGGCGATGGTACAAGCGATGACATCACGGCCATGCTGGCCAACGGTGAGTACGTCTTCAGTGCTGACGTTGTGTCCGCGTTGGGTAATGGCTCCAACAAAGCCGGGGCCCAAGAGTTGGACCGTATGACAAAAGCTATCCGTGCCAGAGCCCGCTCCGCGCCGCCTGATAAGCTACCACCGGATGCCAAGTCGCCGTTAGAATACCTAAAGTCTTTGAAAGGCAAAAAACATGGCTGATGTATCACAATCGTTTGCAACGACGACGCAACAAGCGCCGGCATGGTACAACGACTACATGTCCAACCTTGCGGCCAAAGGGACCGCGGGTGGAACTTCGGCACAGTACGTTGGCGCTCAACCGTTACAAACGGAAGCCTTTAAAAATGTTGCGGCAAACGTAGGCAACTACCAGCCCGGTTTAGCGGCCGCTGGCCAAAACTATGCAGCGGCCGGTAATACAGACATTTCTGGCGCGGCCAGCCCATTTTTGACTGCGGGAACAACCACCAGCGGGCTATCGCAGGCTAACCCTTATTTGACCGCAGGCACATCTGGCGCGGATCAATTGGTTCAAAACTACATGAACCCGTACACCCAGAGCGTGGTGGACCAGATCGCCCGCGCGAATCAGCAAAACATCTCTCAGAATTTATCGCCCGGTATTACTTCAGGTGCGGTGGGCGCCGGCCAGTTCGGCTCTCAGCGTGGTGCTAACGCATTGGCCTTGGGCATTTCTAACG